GAGGGCACCATGAACCCAGATACCGAACCGGTCCTCGCCAGCGGCAACAATAGCGACCGCGTTGCCGGTGTTGTCGTAGTGGTCAGCTGCCGGGACGTAGCCCAGTCTCAGGTTCGCGTGCCCGGTCCCAACGGTGATCTTTCCTACCTTCTGCTCTGAACCGTCTGCTGTGAGAACGGTTCCGTCCATGAAGTATTTGTAGCCTGAACGAGACTTCGGAGCCATGCGGCACACGTCGCGGATACCGAAGTGACAGACGTTCCACAACGCCAGATGGCCGGTGACCTGCCCATCCGCGGTGATCGCCAAAGGCGTCGGACCTTGAAGCGCTGGGTCGGAGAACCATTCAGCCGGTGGACGAATCGGGACCTGAGATGATGCAGTCGTTGAATCATCAGGAGTTGAATCATTCATCTCCTGCGCAGTTTCAGAACCGAATCGTTTCTGCATGCGATCCACCAACCCTTGAATCTTTGAGGCGTCAGCGTCGGGGATGTCAACACCACCGCGCCCGCCGCCCAGTACGGATGCGACCGCGTTGACGGCGCGAGGCACCAATGTCAACTTGCCGTCGATGACGTCGGCTACCGGCAGCTTGTAGCTGCCCTTCTGCTCCGGGTTGGCCGAATCCCACCACAGGAAGCCCTTGCGGTATTTGCGGTAGTCGCCGCCAGCCCAAGCCCACAGGCGGGAACGCGCTGCGCCTGCGTCCCAGGTCCGGTCAGTGTCGGCCAGCGGCAGTGATGCGACGCTGCTGTTCACAGCGGCAGTGAGTGAGGCGAGCACTTGTTCCTCCTTATTGCCTCCTCGAAGCCACGGCGGCACAACCCGTGGGTCGCCGTAGGCCTTCTGGAGCACGTCATAGATTTCAGTGATGACGCGCTTGATCTGGGTTTTCTCTTCCTCGCCGAGGACACCTTCCAAGCCGCCGTGCGCGCCGGACAGGATCGACGCAGCGGTGAACACCGCGTGCGGGATCATCGTCAGCCTGCCGTTGATGACGTCGGCGATCGGCAGCCGGTAGCTGTTCTTGTTGTTGGCCGGGGCGTTGCTGTTGCGCCACAGGAACGCAGAGCTGAACTGCCCCGTGGACCCGGCGGCCCACGTCTGCAGGCGGGCGATGGCGTGGTCGGCGTTGAATGGTGTATCGCGCGGGGCGATCGGCAGCTTGCGCCACGTTGAGCTATTGACGGCCACTGTTCCCCCTGTGGAATCGCACCTTGCACCGGCAGTTGATGACATTGCTCGGTGAACCAGCCGGGTCACCGGGTGCCCAAAGAGGTTCACCACCAACGATGAACGGCTGTCCCACCGGGATCGCCGGATGCCCGTCAGCGGCCAGGTGTGCCACACGTACCCGCGAGTCGTGCTTGGACACCCACTTCTTCATCAGCAACACGAACTCGCGCATCTGCGCCCGCTGCGCGGCGGCCAGCGCACCGAAGTTGTAGGCGCGATGGACTTCGGTCACTGCCACAGTCTGCGCCCGTGCAGGCCAGTTCTCGGTGCCCGTGACATCCAGTACCCCACGGACCCGCTGTGCCAGTTGAGCGTTCGATTCGCCCAACGCGTGTCCTTTGCCCAACTCGTCAACAACCATGCGGTACACCTCGTCGGGTGTACGCACCATCAGATTACGGGTCCGCTGCAGCTGGTCCATCAGAATTGAATCGTTGGGGTTGAAAGGCAGATCGTGCAAACCGAGCTGCGAAGCGGTTTCCTCCCAGCCGGTTTGCGCTATGCGCCGCAGTGCATCCATCAACCGGTCAACGGAACGTTCCCACTGCGGCACCGTGGACCACAATGCCGTCGGGTCAGGCGATGAACCGAACTTCAGCCACGACGCCAGCACCACCGCGGTCACCGTTGCAAGCCACGCGCCCAGCATCGAAAGCACCAGCGCCGCGATCGTTGCCTCGAACGCAAGCAAGCCCACCGTCACACCGGTAGGCATCGGCTCCTGCGCGGGAACCGTCTGGACAGGAGGCAGCGGCTGCGGCTGCGTCATTGCAGATCACGCTCCGAAAGCAGAGCGGCAAGTAGGCTGGGCCGGTGCTCGATGGAGCGACGCAGCAACCCTTTCGTGTACGCGTGCAACGTGCTTGTCAACGCCCGGACATCGGCAGTGGTCCCTTCGAAGTACAAGTCGGCGTGGTCCCACGCACCCGCCAGCAAAGTCTCGGCATGCGCGTCGGAGGCAACACGAATCTTTGTGTGAAGCTGATGCGCCGGGGTGTCAGGGAACATGCCGCGATGCGTCGGTGTCAGCATCTTCTTCCCGGCGATCTCCAGCGCCCGCACCACAATGCCATTGGCGGCCATCACGATCGGCGAAGCCTGCACGATGGATGCAATCAGGTCTGACTGTTCGGCGGCCTGGTCGGTGATCGCAGGCTGTTCCGGCATCTGCCCAGGTTCGGGTGCCGTCGGTAGACGGCCGGGTGCCGGAGGTGGCGGTGGTGGTGTCGTCAACTGTGGCATCACATCTGGAATGTCGATGCCGAGGTATTCGCGCACCGCCTGCGACGCAAACAGGGTTGGGTCGCGCAGGATGACCTGCTGGATGAAGCGCTTGTTGTCTTCCTCTTCGGTGGGTGCGTCGGCGTCGGTGTAGTTGCCTTCACGGCGCACCGTGGCCGCGGACACGATGCCCGGGGTGGTGTTGTAAAGGTTCAGTGCGTCGGCCAGTTTGTTGGCGGAGTTGGCCAGCGGTGCCGTGTCGTACCAGTACGTGTACTTGCGCGGGTCCTTGCCCAGTGCTTTAAGCGCAGGGATCAGGTATGCGGTGGTGATCGCGTCCACAATGCGATTCATCAACGGCATGATGGTCTTGATGATGAACTCTTCGCCAGCCCACCAGATCGACCAGTGGTTCATTTCCTGCCCGCCGACCTGAATTTCGACGGGCACGTTGATGCCGATGGCCAGTTTCTCCTGCTGCTCCTTGCGCAGCATGATGGCTTGGTCGGAAAGCGGTGAGTCAAAACGGATCGGCTGAACGTTGGCCATGGCCTGCAGCTCAGCCAGCGGCATCTGCCAAAGGATCGGAGCGACCTGCGCAGCGGTGCCTTTGCCTTCCAGGTTGGAGGTGATGACCTCGAACAGCTGCTGGTAGATGTCGTCTGTTCCGACGGCTTGGGAGTCGGCCTTCGGCGCGGCCAGCGTTGACGGGACGGGCAGGATAGTGGCGTTGGCGATGCGCGAGTTCATCTGTGATCGGATGAACATCTGCATCTGTTCCATCTCGAACAGCAACGACAGCAACGCCCGCACCGGGGAGTCGGCCAGGAACGCGCGGCGTGGGTGCGGAGTCCATACCCGGATGACGATGTCGCGTCCAGGGTTGAGTTCTTCGCGTGCGGCACGGCCCATTTGGACGTAGACAGTTTCGCCTTGACGGCGGACCTCAGACGGGGCGGCTACCCACCACCGGTCGAACGGGTCGTCGGTTTTCGCCGCGCGTCCGAGGATGAAACACTCCCCCGCCACCGATAGCGATTCGCCTATGGCGCGGAGGATCTCGGCTTTGTTAGCGGGACCGCCGAATAGGGTTTCAGCGAGCGCCCCAATCTCTTCGTCGTCTTCGACTTCGCCTTGCCGGACACCGTTGTCGTCGACTTCGGCCACGAAGATGCGCACCATGGAACAGGCCGCGCCGATGTAGTCGATGGCGTTGTGGAGTTGTGGGTTGGTGTCATAGAAGTCCCAGGCCTGTTTCTGCCATGCTTCGTCAGTGAACCGGTATCCACGCCACGCCTCGTCGGATAGCCCCATGCGCACGGCGGAGGCGATCAGGCTTGGGCCATCATCGATGGCCGGTGGTTCGATGACCTTCTTTGCGCGGAACGCCATCGGCTAGCTCACCTCTCTACCCTCTTTGTCCAAGATCCATGAGGCGGCGTATGCGACGGCGGGGAACAGCAGCGGGTAGGACAGCAAGGCAATCCACGGGATCTGACCTATCGCGGCGAGCGTGATCAACGTGTAGCCAGTTGTCAGGGCAGACACCCACCAGCCTGAGCACCAGTAGCAAACGACAAGTTCATAGATCTTCGATGCGCCACCGAAACGCTTGCCGATGGACAGCCGAAGCGGCAAAGTGATGTCGTCTATGCTGACCGCCCGGGTCAATCTGGCCGTGGCCAGGACTAGGACGATTAGGGCAGCAAGGGTGATCACATCGACTAAGTTAGCATCCGCGAGGCCTGGGATGATAGCAGTGGCTCAGCGGACACGTGAAGGGTTGAGTATCGCGATCTCGTAGTGGGCCGGTGAGATGATCCGTGACCGGCGCTTCTCACCGTTGATCAAGTGGCGGCAGGCGTGGACCAAGGCGTCCAGGCGGTCCGGCGAGGCCTTCGGCGAGATCGGGTCGAACATCAACATCTGTCGTTCTAGGAGATCGAAGGTCCCTATATGGTGTACGCGCCCTTGCGAGTAACGCATGGCGACGGGTTCAGCGCGAAGCTTTTTCCCCTGGTTCGAGAAGACCGGCACCAGGGGTGGAACCTGTACCTCCGCCGGGAATACTCCGGCTCGCTGGAGTTCCTTGAAGGCGTCTGTGAATACTTCATGCATCCACGCCTTGCCCAGGTTGCTCTCATACACCAGCGTGTCGGACCCATACCGTTCAAACACCCTCCACGCGTGCAGGGCGGCATCACGGCCAGCCGCCTTTGTGGTTTCGTCGGCCACGACGTAGATGTGATCGTTCACGTCCCTGATGGCCACGACTACGCCCATTTCGTCGCCGTCTTCTGCCCCGGTCAGGCCAGGGTCTATCCCGACTGTGCGGTGTGCGACGCTCTCAGGCCCGATCGATACCCGATGGTTGTTAATCGATGCCCAGCTGAACAGCGCCCCTTCGAGCGCATCGATCATCTCTCCGTACAGTTCCTGCCGCCCGAGGGCGGAGTCCCCATACATTTCCTGAACCTCGCGGAGGAAGTCGTCCGAGAGATTGTCGGAATTGTCGAAGGTGGAACCGCGAGCCCAGGAGATCGACCCGTCGGTCTTGGCCAGCCACTCATGCAGCAGGCGAATGGGCTTGGGTGTGGTGGTGACGAAGGCGCGGGGTTTGTCCCCCGGCACGTCTGCGCGAAGTGCGGGGCGTACGCCTTCTTTCCACACGATGTCGGCTGCCTCTAGCCACTTGCACGGCTCGTCCATCCAGACGTCGGCCAGGTTGTAGCCACGGGCTGCGTCGGCGTTGGCGCCCGTGAAGTGGATCTTAGATTCGGTTTCGAGGAGGGTGATGTGCGGCTTGGGCGACTTGGTGTAGTGGTATTTGCCGGTCATGTCCCCGACGAAGTAGTTGGTGACCTCCTCGAAACCACGCCGGTTCAGAACACGCAGGACACCGGAGGCGCCTTCGATGCAGACCGTGCGTGTGTCGGACAGGTTGTAGGCCATGACGAGGCGTTCGGTGGGGAAGCCGGAGGCGTCGAACGGGAAACGGATAGCGCGATCAACGAGCCATTCGGCGCCGGAGCGGGTCTTGCCGCAGCCACGCCCGGCCAGGTAGCAATGGACGGACCAGTCGCCTTCGGGAGGGTTTTGCTCGGGGCGACTGATGTACCACCACTCGTCGCGGCCCATCTGTTCGAGGGTGTCAACATCAAGGGACTCAAGGAGATCGGCTCGCTCGCGCTCCGGCATCTCGGCGAGGATCCTCTTGATCGACTTACCCACGAAGCAACTATATCAACTTAGGTCATTGAGAGGGGAGAGATCATGACGCTGACCCAACCGGGACCGGTGGACTGTAGCTGCCTGTGGGTGGGGGAAGTAGAGTTCTGGGCTGGGGATCCGGTGACCGTCTGGACGTTGCGGGAGAAGGATCGGCGCTGTGTCGTGCATGGGAAACCACGGCACAGCAAGGGCAAGAAGCTTGTTGCATAAGGTGACCAGCGGTTCTAAAGTTTTGCGGGTAACCGCTTGACGGCAACGCCCCAGAACAGCCATACTCGTACACGCACCACCACCCCGCACTGGGGGGCGGCACCACCCCAACCGCCACGGCGGCAGGGAAGCCGCCGTTCTTTGAATAACTAAAGCGGGGTGCGGCCACCATGAAGCACGTGGACCGCACCACACGTCAAAGAGGAGAGCACTGTGGCGAGACTCGCCCAGCTACTTGCCGCTGCGAAAACCGCGCGCAAGGACGCAAACGACCAGGTCACCGCGGCCTACCACCTGGCGCAAAAGCCAGCACTTTTCAACGGTGTCATCCGCACCTACCAGCCAAAGGCTGAAGATGGAGTCACACTTCCATCGGAATCGCAGCGGGTACAGCACACCGTTCCTGATCTTCTGGCGGACTTCCGCCGGGCAATGGGCCGACTGATCGACATCGACGGCGCGATCTCGCACACCAACCAGCTCGCCACCGGCGACATCGTCATCGGCGACACCACTCTCTTTGCTGGCGTGCCCGTGCCGCACCTGCTGTTCCTGGAGAAGCAGCTGACCGATCTGCACAGCTTCGTGTCCAAGCTGCCGACCCTTGACCCAACAGCGGAGTGGGTGCTCAACGAAGACACCGGCCTGCGTGAGACACCGCGGGTGCAGACACACCGCACCCAGAAGGTCACTGAGTTCAAGGTCGTCGTCCAGGCCACCGACAAGCACCCAGCCCAAGTGGCCAAAGACGAGAGAGACGAAGTGGTCGGCTACTGGAGCACGGTGCGTCTGTCCGGCGCGATGCCGGTCACCGCGCAGCGCAAGATGCTGACCCGCGTGTCCGAGCTTTTGCAGGCGGTCAAGAAGGCACGGGAAGCCGCGAACACGGTCATCGTCGAAGACCTGAACACTTCCGAGATCCTCGGATACGTGTTCGACGTCGACTGGTAGACCACACAGACTCCCTGCTTATGCAGGGTGAGCACAAGCTGAAGTTCAAGCTGAGGCTAAGACTTAAGGCAACGAGGTGACAGTCCAGGTTCGAGGCCTGGCCGGGGTTCAC